TAACTATTAAACATGGTGTATGGGAACATGCAGATATGAAGTATCCTTGGTTTGCTCCGAAGATGCAGATATTCGAAAGTGGTGCGGTACAAGACATGTGTGGCGAAGATGTCTCATTCTGCCTAGATGCAAAAGAGGCAGGTTTCGAAATATGGTGTGATCCTCGCATACGTGTCGGACATGAAAAGACAAGAGTTATATAAGGTTACTGTAACGGGGATTTCTAATCCCGATGGTAAAGTGTATTCAGACCTTACAGAGGAAGAATACATGGATCTTATGGAGGACTTGTCCCAAGAGTATTATCAGACAGGTACTCCACATCCAGACAACATACACACTGAAATTATTGAGGATTAATTAAATGGCAGTCAGAACGAAACAAGGTTCATGGGGTTCAATGGAGTTTATCGAGTCTACCCCGAAGAAAACTCGGCAGGGGAATGGTAAACATTCTAAACATACGGCGACCTCCCGTAACTCGGCTCGTAAGAAATACCGAGGTCAAGGTAAATAATAATGAAGCGTCCCACTCGGACGCTTTTTTAATGATAAATACTAATTATTAGGTAAAAATAATGAATAAAGAGCAATTACGTACTAAATGGGCAGAATTTGATGCTACTCTTGTGGAAAAAGACCCGAATTTCGTAGATCCATACGTTAAATTAGAAGAAAAGAAGCGTGTTATCCAAGAAATAGTACACGATGATCTTAATTCTGAAAATATCACATAAATAAAACAAGAAAACTCTATTCATATGGCCGTCAAGCGGGTATCCAGATCATTTAAAGACATAAGTTTGTCCTTTAATGCACATCCTGTCACCAAAGATCTAACAATTCTTAAAAATGAGAATGCAATTACAAGATCTGTAAGGAATCTAATACAAACAATTCCTACGGAACGGTTTTTTAATCCTGCACTAGGGTCAGAAGTACGTGATAGTCTATTTGAATTTGTTGATTATGGTACTGCATCGGTTATTCAAGACCAAATTATCATTACACTACAAAATTTTGAACCTAGAATTGCTAATATTAGGTGTGAAGTCTTTCCTAGACCAGATGATAATGAATTTGAAGTAACTATATCCTTTGATATTGTGGGACAAGACATAGCAGTACAGGATTTCACGTTTATGCTAGAAGCAACAAGGTAAGAATATGCCATTTACTAAATTTTCCAACCTAGATTACGACCAAATTAAGACTTCTATTAAGGATTATGTCCGTGCAAACTCTGATTTTACAGATTTTGACTATGAAGGGTCTAATTTCTCGGTTTTAATCGATACTTTGGCATATAATACGTATATTACTGCTTTTAACTCCAATATGGTGGTTAATGAGTCATTTTTAGACTCTGCATCAGTACGTGAAAATGTTGTTTCATTAGCAAGAAATATAGGATATGTACCTAAATCTAAGACCGCAGCAAAAGCATCTATAACAGTCCCTGTTAATACTAGTTCTTCAAGCTCTACATTAACCTTAAAGGCAGGTTTAGTATGTGTTGGATCGTCAGATGATACTCAATATGTCTTCTCAATACCAGAAAGTATTACAACTACTGTTAGTGGTGGTATAGCAAACTTTGGGACAATATCGGCACCACTAACAGTTTATCAAGGAACCTATCTATCTAAGACATTTACCGTTAATGGATCCATTGATCAGAGGTTTATATTAGAAAATTCAGGTATTGATACTGCCACTATTAAAGTTTATATTAAAGGTGCAGCAGATACTGGTCTTGGAAAAGAATATAGTAAAGTTGATAATATATTAAACATCAATTCTACATCTGAAACATACCTAATTCAAGAAATTACTGATGAAAGGTATGAATTACTATTTGGTGATGGTATATTTGGTAAGAAATTAGAAGATAATGCAGTAGTAACTATAACATATATTGTTACTGAGGGAACAACTGGTAATGGACCTTCATCATTTGCATGGGCAGGTACTGTAACATCAGCATCTAATCAGGTTATTTTACCAACAACGACTCCAATTATCAATACTATCAATAAAGCGTCTAATGGCGGTGATATTGAGTCTATTGATTCAGTTAAGTACTTTGCTCCTAGACTGTATTCAGCGCAGTACAGGGCAGTTACAGCAAGGGATTATGAAGCAATAGTACAGCAAATATACCCAAACACCGAAACAGTCTCTGTTGTAGGTGGTGAGGAGTTAGATCCACCAGAATTTGGAACAGTTTTATTGACAATTAAACCAAAAAATGGTGAATTTGTATCTGACTTTGATAAGCAACAGATACTTCAAGACTTAAAGCAATACTCTCTTGCTGGTATAAATCAGAAAATACTAGATCTAAAACTACTATATGTGGAATTAGAGTCTTCTGTATACTACGACCAATCTAAAATTACAACTATTGATGCTTTAAAGACTGATATTATAGAAGGATTAACAACTTATGGATCATCAAGAGATATTAATAAGTTTGGTGGACGATTTAAGTACAGTAAAGTATTGAATGTAATTGATAATATTGATACTGCAATAACCTCTAATATTACTAAGGTTATAATTAGAAGGAATTTAAAGGCAATTACTAATTCTTATGCTCAATATGAGTTATGTTATGGTAATTCATTCCATATCAATCCAGCAGGAAGAAATATTAAGTCAACTGCATTTAAAATTGCAGGGCAATCTGATTGGGTTTATTTAACTGATATACCAAATAAGCGTAGTGATGGGCAATTAGATGGTAGTAATAAAGGTGTATTAAGTCTAGTTAAGAAAAATACCACTTTATCTGCCAATAAAGTCATAGTTGCTTCTGCTGGAACGGTTGATTATAAGAAAGGTGAGTTAATTATATCAACAATTAATATTACACAAACTGATAAAGAAAATAATATTGTAGAAGTACAGGCATTTCCAGAGTCTAACGACATAATTGGTGTTACTGACTTATATCTCAATTTTGACGTTGGGAATAGTACAATAAATATGGTTAAAGATACCATTACTTCGGGTGAACAGATATCTGGTATTGGATTTAAAGTCACTTCAAGTTATGCAAACGGAGAATTAATAAGAGGATGATAACGACAGGCATTGACACAAGAGTCAAAGTTCAGCAGATAATTGAAAGTCAACTTCCAGAGTTTTTACTCTCTGAAAGTCCAAAAGCTGTTGATTTTTTAAAGCAATATTATATTTCTCAGGAATTTCAAGGTGGTAATATTGACCTTACGGATAATCTTGATCAGTATTTAAAGTTAGATAATTTAAGTCCAGAAGTTATAACAGGAGAAACTACCCTTTCTGTTGGAATTGCAACTGCTGGATCAACTGTTAATGTTGCATCTACAAAGGGATTTCCAAACGAATACGGTCTTTTTCGTATTAATAATGAAGTCTTTACATATACTGGTAAAACACCTGTCAGTTTTACTGGTTGTGTTCGTGGATTTAGTGGAATTACCTCATATCATGCACCAAATCAACCTGATGAGTTAGTTTTTACTGATTCATCAGCAGATAGTCATGATTCTGGATCGACTGTTATTAACCTAAGTTCCCTATTTTTAAAGGAATTTTACAATAAAACTAGATATTCTCTTACTCCTGGACTAGAAAAGGTAGATTTTGTCAATAATCTTGATGCTAGTAACTTTATAAAAGCGTCTAAAACACTTTATCAGTCAAAAGGTACCGAAGAATCATTTAGAATACTGTTTAATGTTCTTTATAATGAAGATCCAAAGGTTTTAGATCTGGAACAGTATGTAATTAAACCATCAGCATCAGAATTTATACGACGTGAAATTGTACTTGCTGAGATAATAGATGGTAATCCATTGGGTTTAATTGGGCAAACCATTATTAAATCTAATGATAGTGCTACTAGGGCATCAGTATCAGAAGTTGAAGCAATTACTAGGAAAGGAAAAACATATTATAAATTAGGTTTATTTGTTGGATTTAATGATGTAGACCTTATTGAAGGTACATTTGGTATTACTCCAAAATCAAAAGTTATTAATAATGTTTCTACTGGATCAGCTGTTATTACAGTAGATTCTACCGTTGGGTTTGGTGTAACTGGAACTGTTGTTTCTGGTCTGAATACTTCTATTAGTTACACTAGTAAGTCTATTAACCAATTCTTTGGATGTACTGGAATAACAACTGATATTAGTACTGCTGATGATTTAAGGTCTGAGGAATATTATTATGGATATGAATATGGAGATTTGACCAAAGAAGTTAAATTAAGACTTACTGGGGTTCTATCAACATTTGTTCCTAACAGTAAAATTAAATTATCATCAGAAAAAGAGCAAATATCCGTTAATAATGTTGGTGAAAAGATTAGAAATCCTAATATAGACCCTTCTAAGAAGGAAATTTTTGCTAATTCTTGGATTTATAATACATCTTCTAGATTTGAGATAGAATCTATATCTGGATCTAACCTAACACTGTTTACTAGTGATATTGATAAGTCTAGTCTTAAAATAGATGATGAGATAGAAATATTATTCAGAAATGAGCAAAATCTTGCTGCTACTGGTACAGTTGCAAATATTGATATTCCAACAAGAACAGTTAGCATAAACAATCTAGTTTTATCATCTGGTGTATTGGCAATACCAGTTACCAATAGAGAATATGATTTAAGACGGAAATTAAATAGAGCATTTAGTTCTGCAACTAATATTGACAATGGTAATAATATATTAGTATCTGATATACAGAATCTTTACACTGATTCTAGTGATGATTTTTATGTTGCATCTAACTCATTACCTTCATATGATATTTCAGCAACAATTCCAAAGGCTATTTTACCAGATGCGACTACAAATCCACCATATTTACAGGGATTCGATTCAAATACACTAAAATATTCAGTTTTATCATTCCCTTCTAACGTACCATTTATTACTGGTGATGAGATTTACTATACTCCACAAGGAACAGCAATTACTGGATTGGAAGAAGGTGTTTATTTTGTTGAGGTTCTAACTAACCAAAACCAGATCAGATTGTATATTTCTAGGTCATTTATACCTATATCTGATTATTCTGAGTTTGAACCCCTTGCAGCGGGTTCTGGTACCCATACATTCTCATTGATTGGTTCTATCAACCAACAAATAGGTGCTCAAAAACTACTTAAAAAATATCCATTAGAACCAAATCTTAAAAATGGTATTGGTGTAAAAACTGTTCCAGGAACTACTGGAATGTTGGTTAATGGTGTTGAGATTAGAAATTATAAATCAGAAGATAAGATATATTCTGGTCCATTAGCAAGTATTGATTTATTGAATGGTGGATCTAATTATGACGTTATTACACCACCAAGTATTGTACTAACTTCTGTTGGAACTGGAACAACTGCATTGGTTAGACCAGTTATTAGTGGTAGTGTTAAAGATGTTCAAGTTGATCCCCAAGCATTTGATATTAAGAGAATTCTTAACTTAACTATTGAAGGTGGTAATGGTGATGGTGCAATTTTAGAACCAGTTATTTCAAAAAGAAAAAGAGAAATAACTTTTGATGCTAGATTATTGGTAGAAGGTGGTGGAATTGATGCCATAGATGAAACATTAACTTTCCATACAGAACATTATCTACAAAACGGTCAACCTATTGTATATGATAGAAATGGTAATCCTCCAATAGGGGTTGGGTCATTCGGAAATAATGCCATTAGTCCTGTTGGATTAGGTACAACTACTCTTGTTAATGCTTCTGTATATTGGCCACAAGTTATTAATCCAACTACAATTAAATTATATCAGACAGAAGACAGTTATAATTCTGGAATTAATACCGTAGGATTTACAACTGCTAATAAGATTGGTACTCATATATTCCAGGTTTGGAATGAAGAAAATACATTAAAGGATATTAGAGTAATTAATAGTGGAAGTGGATATGAAAATAGACAATTATATGTAAAACCAGTTGGAATTAACACTATTACAAATATTATTGAATTTACTAATCATGGATTCAAAGATGGTGACAAAATAGTATATGACACTCTTATTGGTGCAGGAAGTACTCAACCACAAGCAATTACTGGTTTAACAGTTGCAACTGGGATAGTAACTACAAGTAATTACTATCAAGTTATTAAAATTAATGACGATCAGTTCAGAATCACTAATGCTGGACTTGGTGCTACCATAACTTCAAATTATACTAGAAAGGATTATATTCATTTTAATGATAGTGGAGAAGGATTCCAAGTATTTAAGTATCCAGATGTTAAACTTAATATCACATATGAACGTGCAAATGCAGGTAGTTTAGGTATTATAACAGCAACTCCTGTTGTTCGTGGACCAATTATTGATGCTTATTTGTATGAAAAGGGTACTAATTATGGATCAGAGATCTTAAATCTTGAAAAAACAGCAGGTGTTACTATAAAATCTGGTAAAGATGCTGAATTAAAACCAATTATTACTAATGGTAAAGTAACTTTTGTAGAAATACAGGCAAGAGGAAAAGAGTATACTGCTGCTCCAGATTTGGAAGTAGTTGGAATTGGTACTGGACTTGGTGCTAAATTAAGAGCCGTTATTAATGAAAATGGAAAGATTATTAATGTAGTAGTACTTGAAGGTGGATTACAATATCAGCAAGATAAGGTACGGATTGATGTAACACCTCCTGGATCTGGTGCTAAAATGGATCCACGTATTAGATCATTAAGTGTTAATCATTTTTCAAGATATGGTAAGGAAGCATTAATAGAAACTGATAATAAATTACAATATGCTCTTGTTGGGTTCTCTACTCAAATTGGTAATAATACTTTTGATATTGATGCAACTACTCACTCACCAATTATAGGTTGGGCATATGATGGTAATCCAATTTATGGACCATATGGTTATAGTGATGAAAATGATCAGAACTCTCAAATAAGGAACTTAAATACAGGATATTCTCTCAATACATCCAATATAGTAGATAGACCATCAGGATTTGGTAATGGATTCTTTGTAGAAGATTATGTATTTGATAATTCAGGTGATCTGGATATGTATAATGGAAGATATGGTAGAACACCAGAATTTCCAAATGGAACTTATGCATATTTTGCAGGAATAACAACAGTAAGTAATGAACCAATATTCCCATACTTTATTGGTGATGCCTATCGATCAAATCCACTTGATGAGAACTTTAATTTAAATCAAGATACATTTGACTTTAATACTTCTAAAATAATCAGAAATACCTATCCATACAAGGTATCTGATAAGTATGCAGGTAATGATTTTATCATTGAATCTAATGAAATAATTAATCAAATTTCTATTATTGAATCCACAACAAGTGGATCAGTAGATTCTCTACAAATTATCAATGCTGGTGATAATTATCAGATTGGTGATAATGTAAAATTTGATAATACTGATACAAATGGTGGTGGATTAAGTGTTGCAGTTACTGGTATAGAAGGTAAGAAAATCAATTCTATACAGACAACTGTTGAAAATTATGAGGACGCTGTTTTTATATGGAAAGATTCTAATACAGTTTCTGCATATATTGCAACAGCACCTTCTTTAAATACCGAAGATAATGTTGTTGTTTCTGGATTAAGTACAACATCTATTAAAGGTCTTACAGGAAATCATATACTCGGAATTGGTACAGCACGTACATTTGTCTATAAGGAGATTCCAGCTGCTACTGCTGGTGTTGCAGTTACTGATATCTACGTTACTACGATGCCAGATCAGATTTCTGCTGGTAGTAGTATTTCAATAGGTACAGAGAAACTTTCAGTTCTTAATACATTTGATGTTCATAAAGTATTGAGAGTTAAGAGAGGAGTATCGGCAGGAGTTCATACAGTATCAACCGAAGTTAACTTAATTCCAAATTATTTCAATCTTCCAATATCTGTTGATAATTTTGATTCTAAAGTAAATAATACTGTATATTTTAACCCACAACTCTCTATTGGAGTTGGAACTGCTGTTGGATTGGGTTCAACTTCAAATTATTCAATAGGTGATTTTACTAAGGTAGTATCTACTCCTACACATAGCATTTACTTACCAGATCATCCATTTAAAACCAATGAAGAAGTAACTTTAAGAAAACCACCTGCTGGTTTTGGTTTAACAGTAACAGATGACGGTGGTGCCACACAGTGGGTTATACCAACATCAGCTAATGAAGAAACTGTTTATATTATTAATAAGTCAAAAGACTATGTTGGTATAGTAACTCAGGTTGGATTAACTACAAGTAGTATTGGTATTGCCTTTATTGGAGATACAACAGTTGGTTCTAGCATGTTTGATTATGCATTAGAAACAAAATATACACAAGTTTTAGGAGATGTTGAGAAGATTAATGCACAAGTTGCTGTTTCTACTGCACATAATCTAATAAAAGGTGATTTAATTGATCTTCAAGTTAAACCAAACCAATCAGTTGGCGTTGGTACATCTACGCAAATAAATGTTAGTTATGATGCAGATAATGAAAGAATTTATATCAACCCAGTTACATGCCCTGTTGGTAACGTTTCTCTTGTAGATAGTACATTTAATATAGAGTCACATAACTTCAAGACTGGTGATAAAGTATATCATACACATACTGGTGGAAATACTGCTCCAATATTATCTGAAAAAGATTATTATGTATATAAAGTTGGTGATAACTTCTTCAAATTAGGTGAAACTTATTATGATGTTACTGCTAAGACACCAAACCTTATTGATCTTACATCAAATTCTGGTGGATCACTTGTACATACATTCTCATTAATTAACCCACCTCTTGAAATTCTTGAAAATAATAACTTAGTATTTGGTGTTGGTGATGCTTCATTATCAGGATATGAGTTTAAATTATTCTATGATAATAATTTTAAAAATGAATTTGTTTCAACTGGAAAAACCGATACATTTGAAGTAATTGGTGTTGGAACTATTGGTATAACAACTACTGCTACTGTATCTTTAAATTATAAATCTACCAATCCACAGAATCTCTTCTATAACGTACAAAAAGCGGGATATATTAGTACTGCTGATACAGATGTATCAAATTATTCAAATATTAGTTATATTGAGAGTGCTTATAATGACAGTTATACAGTATTTGGGATTGGTACAACCGAATTTAGTGTTGCTCTACCAAAAGTACCAGAAAATCTAAGATATACTGCTTCTGAGACTGAAATATTAAAGTATACAACAAAATCACCAAGAGCAAGAGGTCCAGTAAGTAAACTTACAATCAATTATGGTGGTGATGGATATAAGAAACTTCCTTCCTTTGTTAGTATTGCATCTACACAGGGAACGAATGCTAGTGTATTACCGGGATCAGAAACTATTAATAGAATTGATGATGTTAGAATTCTTGATCCAGGATTTGAATATTCTTCAGATCCAACATTAAATCCAGAAGCATTTATTTCTCCTGTTATAACAGTAGTTGATTCAAATACTATTAGTGATATTACAGTTCATCGAGGTGGTAATGATTATACTAGCGCACCAGATCTAGTTATTGTTAATCCAGATACTGGAATTGAAGATACTACTGGAATAATAGAAGCTGAAGTAACAGGTAGTTCTGTTTATAATGTTAATATAATCATACCACCAAAAGGTCTTCCACCTGTAACGCATGAGATATTTGCTGTTAATAATAGCAATGGATCTACTGTTGCTACTGTTGGATTTAATTCTTCAACTAGCGTAGTTACATGTACATTAGTCACACCTATTTTAGGATTTAGTGTACCACCGTTTACTGCTGGTGAGAAAATATTTGTAGAAGGTATACAGAAGTATAATACAGAGGGTGATGGATTTAATTCCGCCGATAATGGATATAAATTCTATACTGTAAGTACTATGAATAATACTAACCCTGCGACAGTAGAGTTTAGTTTATCAGGTATTGCAACTAATCCAGGTATTGCCAAGACAGCACAAAATTCATATGCATCAATTATAGGTATTGAAGACTATCCAGATTTAAGAGTTACACAAAAAATATCCAGATTTAGTGTAGGTGAGCAATTACTCGCTCATATTGGATCTGCCTATGTTCCAGTAGATCTACAAGTAACTGAATCTACGGACGAATATATTAAAATTATTGAAACTGTACCAGGTGCATTTGATTTAGCAGCAAATCAAAAAATAAAAGGATTTGCTAGTGGTAATATTGCTACAATTAACTCTATATCAATCAATAAAGGTCAATTTGATGTTAGTTATTCATTAAGACAAGATCGTGGGTGGAATGACAATATTGGTAAATTGAATGAAGATTATCAGGTTACACCAGATAATGATTATTATCAGAATCTATCATATTCTGTTAAGAGTTCAATAACATATGAAGATTTAGCAAATCCAGTTAATAGTATACTCCATACTAGTGGACTTAAAAACTTTGCTGATGTTGGTATAACATCTTCTACTAAGGCTGGTCTAACTACTTCTCAGTATATTGATATTGTAACTCTTGATGTTATAGGTGAAAAGAGAGTAGATACTATCAATAATTTTGATTATGTTCTTGATGTAGATACAGTTGAGAATAAATCAAAGTTCCTTAAATTCAAGAATACAAAATTATCTCCATATATTGAATGTAGAACTAATAGAGTCTTAGAAATAGATGATTTTAGTCCATTATTCTCTGATACTGGTTCTAGTCTCTTTAAGTATGTTGATTTATCGATTAATGCTCAGTATGCAACATTCTTAATTCAAGCAAAGAATCCAAATAATAAGAATACTCAACTTACTGATGTTGTTCTTTATAAAGATGATATGAATGTCTTTACCTTAGAAAGAGGTAAAACACATCCTGGATCCGTTGAATTGGGTGAAATTAAGGCGGAAATGGATGCATCATCTAATGTAATAATAAAATTCACTCCTGATGATCCAAATAATAATGATTATGACTTAAAGATCTTACAGAAAACATTTAACTCAAATCTTAGTGGAATAGG